CTCTAACAACTGCTTTTGCTTTTCCTGCTGTGCCTACCGAGGATATAAATGATCCTGCGAAGACTGCATAATCTTGAGCGGTAACTAATCTATTCTGTGTTTTGAATATTAAAGGTGCATATTTTTTTGCTTTATCTATTGACTCAGCGTCTTGCCCACCCGTAGCTACTGAGGTGTTTTCTATTACACCATCTCCACTATTTGTAGTATTTATGCCGTAGTTAATTACCTCACTCTTAAGGTTTCCTCTAGATCCTCCACCAACTCTGTAAGTAATTAAATACTGTGAATTTGTAGGAAGTAATGCACCATTAACCCCATCACCAAAGACAACATTAGCGTTATAATTATTAGAATAACCTATTTCAAATTTTCTACTAGTAGGTGATTCATAGAATAAGTTATCTGAATAAGTCCAAGCTCCAGATGTGTTTACATAATTGGATTGGATGAACACATTAACGCTCCTCTCTATTACTGGAGCTTCGGATAATCTAATTGTCTTGCTAATAGTATTATCAACAACATAGCCTTCTTCTGCGACTAAAGACCCCTCTAATAAAACTAAATTAGACCAAACTTGATTGGTTTCACTATCAGACTCTGATTCGTAAAGCGTGATTGCTCCAGTAGAATTTAGATCTTCAATTTGCCCATTAAAAACTTTGTATAATGTATAGCTAATTTGTCCACCATCTTCTGGAGATTGAATGGTTACTGATCGAGCGGATATTGGAATTTCTGTGCTTGATGTTGCCGCACTTTGTGATAATGTTAGTTTTGCATTAGCACCAGCAGAGATAGGACCTTTTAATTTTATACCTAAAAGCTCTAACAACTTCTTTACATTGTTTCTATTTTTTGCTGTGGATATAAAGTTTTCATTTGCTAACATATCTGCTTTCATGGACATAACTGCTCCCATGTAAGCAACTAACTCAATCAACATCATACCCAAATCAGATTCAGAGAAGTTTTGATAATCTAAAGGGTATGATGCTCTAATATAACGAATTAATTCAGTTCTAAGTGTTTCAAAATCTGTAGCAGCAAAATTAATTAAATCTGATTTTGCTGAATCAGGTAACTTAGATATTTTTAAAAAATCAGACTCTACTTTTCCTACGAATGACATCACCCACCTACCTTAAGTGTTACATCAGAAATTAAATTTTGATAATTTTTTACTCTAAACTGTATTGTTATTTTTAACCCAGCTATACCGGAATAACCTATTTCATCCAAGGATACAACTTGTAATTTTATTATTTCTACACTAGGAAGATAACTTCCTACAGTATTTAATATCTGTTCTTTTATTTCTGCAAATAGTGAAGAATCTAAAGGTTCGAATAAGTACTGTCTAAGGTCTAGCCCGTAGTTGGGGAGCATGATCCGTTCCCCCGGATAGGTAGATAATAACTGTGTTATATTAGACTTAATTAATTCTATCCCAGAATCTTTATTGAAATAAGTCTTATTAGATTTTGTAGTTTTTCCAATAGGAAATCCCAACCCATATATCTTAGGTTGTTGTGCTTCTATACTTTTCTTTATAGAAAAATCTATCTTATTTCCATATATTGTCGTGGTCATGTTATGTTAAATCTATATTCTTAAAGAATCCTTTTTGAGAATTATAATTATCAACAATCTCTGAATTAGTTAGTGGCCTAGAGTAAAATTTTAAACTTCCTACATGCCCATTCAATCCTGAATTAAGTCCATGTCCCTTACCCATGAAGCCTTTATTAGAATCATCTGAAGGTAGATAATTTCCATCGGTGAACCCTCCGCCTACTATCCAAGGTGTGAACGAGTTAGGTGGTATGGTGGGTCCATAAGCAAAGTTAGGTGATCCTGTGCTGGACAAGGAATAGGTAAATGAATTTTGTTTTATGAAAGAAGGAATGTTTAAGTTTTTACCGTTTTCTACTCCAAAAGTATTTGTTAATGTCGTAGAGCTTACTAATACACCATCAACATATACGCTTATGTTGTTATCTTCTGGTTTACTTGTGATAGCAAAATGCATAAACTGAGAAGATACATCATACAATTTTTTCGTAGTTCCGGGGATGGTTGTAGTTAAAGGGATGCCTAATTTAAAGACTTCATACTGACTAGGACATCCAGTAACACTTGCTTTGTTTATAAATGCAACACTTGATGCATTAACAGATCTGGTTGGAGCGATATAAAACATACCATCCGCAGCAGCATTATCGGCTGTATCGTTGGATGGAATTAATGATTTAGTTATTTGTCTGTCCCGAGTGAAACCTATAACCATACCACGAACAACATCAGTAGAGTTATTTAGTCCTGCCTTGTACTCATCTATTCCAGTATAGTCCCCACCAGTGTTCTCACATGCTAACAATAATCTATGATAAGACGATACCCCATAATGAGTGTCGGAATAGATATCAGTAACCGAAGACAGCACATTAGGCACATATACCCAAGACTCAAAAGTAAATCCACTTTTCTTGTATGTTAAGTTTTGGAAGTTCTTAGTATTAGGCAATCTGACATAGTTACCATAAGTAGTAACTACTGCATTAGTGTTTGAAATCTTGGTCATTCCCGTCAATTTTGGAATTGTTAATCCTCTAGGGAATACGGAAGTTGAATTTACTGAAACTAATTGAGCGTTATCTACAACGGCTCCACTAGCTATACAATTTAATACTGTAAATTCTGTAGACGCTGGAGATACAACATCTGCATTTAAGAAATTGTAGATAGCAAATAATCCATCTGTAACTACACTATCATTTAAGGATAAAATAGTACCTTGTGGGCCTTCTGCATCATTATCATAAATGATTCCCCCTACACCTATAGTCGGGATAACTAAGTGGTCTAAACCAACAGAGTATTTATTATCGGCTGGCTTCACATATTTAGGTTTTATCGGCAATACAACGCCAGAAACATCACCTTGAGAAAACACTAGCTTAGTTTGCTTTTCAAAAGCTACAGGGAGATTTAAATCTTTTAAATGTGAGAAGTCATTAATGGGAACAGTTCCGGGAGTGAACTTGGGGTTTTTGCCAAACACATATGGAGCTTTAATAGCAATCTCTATTTGTTTTTTTCTCTTATTTATCTTGTTATCATGGTGTACAGATATAGAGGTTAAACTTTCAAAAGTATTAATAATTATCGCAGAATCTAAATCATTTCCTTCACTAAGTAAAGTGGTTACTTGAGATGATACATCGTAAAGTTGTTTATTTTTTTGACCGATCAACACTTGGAGCATGTGGTCTGCATCATAATGTGTTTGTAATGTGGGGCTTTCATCTACTACATTTAAATCAAAAATGGTATTGACATACTTATCTAAGTCTTTTAGAGATACCATTTCTCCCTTACCACCCAAGTTAGATGGGTATTCAAATTTATATCTATCTTCCGCAGGAACGAATCCTGTCACATTTGGGATTCCACCTTTTTGGGAATCATAATATAAACCATCAACGGATAAAATGAACTGACCCGCTTTTGATTTAGGTGGGCCGTAAACTAATCTAAATATAGGTTCTGATGGGGATTGTTTGGGCAATGCTCCGTATGCTGATAAAGATGGATCTAAGTAAATTGGTTCTAAATCAGGGTTCTGCTGTCTATCATAAATAATTTTATCTATATTGTTTAATGCATCATTAGCTCTTTTTATAAAATCAGCAGCAAACTCTACTTGTGCAATTTCTGTTGCATATCTTTTATTTATGTAATCATCGGCATTAGAAGGAACGCTAACCTCCCCACCTCTCAGATTTTGGTAAGCAGATAACTGCTTTAAACATGCTTTAATTGCAGCTAATTCACCTTCTAACTCTCTTAAATTTTCAGTAACTGCGGCTGCGGTTCCAGCTACTTCACCGATTAAACCAGCTACTACGCCCATGTACTTAGATAAATTAGCAAGCCCAAAAATACTTTTTAACTGAAAATTAAAATCTTCTACTAAACCTGTAAGTGCAAATATTTTAGCTTTTATTTCTTTTATAACTCTTAATGCGGCTTCTGATCCTGCTTTAATTGCTAATGCTATCGCACCTAATAAAGTTGTGGGAAGTAATGCTGCGCCTAACCCCCCTGCTATGGACAACATACATTCCGGAACACCGAAAGCCATACCTAAGCCTTGGGCTAAATCAGTTTCATTTGTTACTCCTGATATAGGTTCTAATACTTGTGCTGCTTCGGATAAAGTTACCATATTATAAAATTCCTGAGTTTAATCCTATCAAAGCCCCCTGTATAGATACATTAGATGTTATTAAAGGTGCAATTCTATTGTCGCCACCCACGATTTCAACACCTAACCCCCCACTCAATTTAAGGACTCCATCAGTATGTAGTGTCATACTCGTTGCAGGGCCACCTATTGCCTGTATATTAACGGATGCAGTAGGGACTGTTACAGTGCCCGGGGCTACATCAAGTGGATCTGGGCCTGCTACTATATTTATTGCGCCATTAGTAGATCTAATATTTATATTCCCTCCGGTAGGCCCCCCACGCGAAATTGGACCTAAAGAATCATTTTCAATGTTAATTTCTCCACCTTGATTCTCTACCCGAATATTAACATTTGATTCTGCTGATTGAATAGTAATACCTCCAGTAGCTCTAAGGATAGCACTATAAGAAGATCTTGATGATCCTTCTGGGGTTGTTTCCTGTAATTCTAATGCAACCTCGTTTCCAGTTAAAGTATTTCCACAAACTATAACAATGTTGTCTAATTGAGGCGAATCGTCCATTCGAATCATTTTCCCAGCATTAGTTACTATAGTAGCCCCTGAATTCTTATTATTAGCATCAACATCATGGTAAAGTAATACTTTATGATTACCGGGTCCAATCATGCCCATTTTTTGTGGAATCCCAGCCCTACCTATAGTTTCTGTTATTGGAGAAGGGGGTCTAGCAGGATTTGGATTTGCTGCCAATGCTTCTCCCATTTGCTTACTTACGATTGTAGAAATATAATACCATTCTTCTGGGTTAGGTTCATTCCTATCTGGATTTACTACAAGAATGTAAGAATTTTGTTCTGGCAATCCAACAAAACCATCTTGATTTCCGAAGTACGGGGATGTATGCTGTACCCTAATTTGCCTACCACCTAAATCCGCAAAATAAATAGACGGGACGGGGTTATCTACTATGGGGGCTAATACTCTTGCAACTCTAATTTCCATATTATGTTTTCGTGTAATTAAATATCTCAGGTAGTTCTAATCTTATGTCCTTCATGATAAAAAATTCAGAATGGACATCATCAGAGGATACTGTATGTCTAAAACCATAGATATTATAGAACCCATTAAAAGTCCTAGATACGAATGATTTTTTATTGTATGGGGGGAGATTTGGCTCTTCTGTAATTAACAAAATTGGAGGCATACTACTTTTCGTTCCTGTTAAAAAGAAAAACGGAATAGTTCTAACATAACCATTTATAGTACTATTGACTATCTCACTGAACAAATTAAGATAAGCTAAATAAGCGTTATGTCCGGTATAATTAGATACTGAAACACTAATCTTTTGTTTGGTCGGGTCTTGCTGTGTTGCTGCAATATTTTTAGACACATGAATCAGCAAATTCATCAAAGCATCCCTTCCTTCATCGGTGTCTTTTATTGGTGCAAATTTAGGATCCAGCCCCGCTAAATATATTGCATTAGATAAATTAATCTGTACATTAGATTTTAGTTGCCCTTGAGCATCTATATTTTCCATCATTATTTGATTTTCTATAGTTTTAATAAGGAATGGATCAAATGAATTTAATAATTTTTTGTTAACAGGATTGGATGGGTTAGAATTAATTACAACATTCAAACCATCTTTTTGAACCCATAATTTTGATAATGCCACGGTAAAAAAATCATTAAAATTTAATTTTAAATCTAAGATATTTGATTCTTTCACTCCTGCTTTAAACAGAGGAATTTTTCCTTTATTTATAGATTCTTGTGTAGCCTCATTTAATTGATATTCATCTTTCGGATAAGTGTAAAAGTTTTCGTAATTTTCTATTTTATTTGTCTTTAAGAAATAAGGGGCTGCTACAGTTCGTCTATACTCTGCGTCATATTTTTTTAAATCCCAACGGGTTAAATAAGTATCTTTATTTTTGTTTGTGCTTACATATTTACTTAAAGATTGTTCTAATGTTAAATTTCCACTCCATTCAGTTCGTGATTGCTCAGAAAACAAACCAAGGTCTTCATAATATTTTTTACCATAAAAATATTGTTCTATTAAGTGGGTATCCCCAAAAATAATTAAAGGTTGGTCCGGAATCAAATTATTTACAGGAATATTTTTTGATCTTCGGTATGCTATTATTTTATTAACTAATTGAGGGTCATCAATCAGTTCAAATGTCATGGATAACCCTTTTAATTTATTATTAATACCGTCAATTATTCTTTTTAGCGGTGCAGCATACGACTCATTTATAGATTTTCCCATTCCTACAGTTACCCCTACGGAATTTGAGCCAGTTGTGTCAAGAAAAGTTTCTAAAAAACTCTCCTGAGCATATCCACCAAAATTTCTAACTGCATCTACATTAGGCAGATTTGGAAGTACTGTCCCTAATTCAAGATCTGCCCACTTTGGGTATTGTACAGAAGATGTCGAAGCGTATACTTTATCATAAGTGTTTTTAAAAATAAGTCCAGTAGAAAATCCCATATCGCTTAAAACTTTAATATATTGATGACCTTTAAGTATTGAACTTTGTTTTAACCTTTCTGAATCTGATAAATCAGATCCCCCCTCTGATTGAATGGCATTTATAATAGTTGGAAGTTCTATATTAAAAATTTTATTTAAATCTGGTAATAAAACTTCAACATTAGTTTTATCACTAGTGCATACTTTGATATAATCTACAATTACTTGTGTTAGTATTTGGTGAAAATTATTATTCTCTGCTAACTTACCTGATCCAAAAAATAAGTTAGGATTACTTGGGGTTAATTTAGTAAGCAACCTATATACAGGATCTACCCTAGTCATGTATCCCCGATCTTCTATAGATAATTGTGAAAACGCAGGAAAATCATAAGATGTAGTAAAGGTTAAAGTAACTGTTTTTTTATCGTTAGAGAACGAGTAATCATATGTTGCTTTAGTAAACTGAGCACAAATAGGCCCTGTCCAATTTACTTCATTTGCGCCTAATCCATAATAAAAATAAAAGTAAGGGAGTGGGGGGTTTTCGTTTTCTAATCCATCTAATCCTAAACTTGGGTAGAGGCTATCCAAAGACGATGTGTCAAAAATTTCTTTACCTTCAGCATAATATTTTTCAGTAAGAGTTTTAAAAAAATCATTATTTGCAGTATTTTTTATTTTTAAAACACCAGTTTCTTCTGTTTTATAAAGTCCAGATTTTTTTGCTTCTTGATATAATTTACTTATAAATTCATTTGCTTCATCTTCACTAAGACCAGCGTCCAGTTGTAAAACAAGTCCCGTGTCTTTTAATTTTTTAAAAAATGGACTATTTTCTGCCGTAGGTGCTGCAACTCTAATTTTTTGACCATTAGGTGACCCACCCATAGCAAGAAATTCAACTTCTGCGGCAGTACTACCAAATAAACTATCCGGGTTAGCATTTATTAAAGAATAATTTGGGGCATCACCCCAAGAAGTTAAGTCACCACCCCCAACAATTTCTCCGTAAGAAATTAATCTGCCTTCAGATTGAAAAATTGGGTTACCTGCTTCGTCTACTTTTCCTGTATCCCCCAATATAAAAGCATCATAAGTATTATCTTGAGTTAAATATCCCCCTTGCTCTTCTAATATTTTTTTAATATTTCTTCGTCTATGTAATTCATTTTTTCGTAAAGTAGCGAATTCTTTAAGTTGCCGAGAAGAGAACGGCAACTGTGCGGTGTTTCCAAAAAGTCTAGTTTCAAAAGCAACTTCAGGATCTACAATCTCTAAAGTTATTTTACTTCCAATATCTTTAGAATCTTCAAAATTAAACTCATGTACAAATTTAATAATATTATCACTAATTATACGAAATAAATAATTAGACGAATCTTTGGATGTAGAGTTAGCAAATTTGACAACTTCAGGTAACGGAACATTACCTAAAGCTACAACAACATTAGCAGTTTGAATTTTTGTCGATCTCATATTAGTTTTGGTATTAAAATTCTATCCCCAACATTAAAGCCTTCGAAAGGATCATTTACATTATTATATTCCATTATCAACCACCAATAAGCAGGAGTTTTATAAAAAACATTAGATATTAAATCAGGTCTGTGTTCATACCCCGCAGGAACAAATGCAATATCATGTTGAAAACTATTTTGTCTTATTCTATTATCATGATTTGGATGACCTACAGTAGAATTAACAATAGTATCCCTGTGTGAGTAAAAAAGTTCTCCTAAATCATATCGTGATGCTGCCATAATAAATCCTTATTTATAAATTGGTGTTATTGAGTCAAACGATCTATTTTTTTCAATAACTTGCTCCCATCCTACTATATTATCTTGATTTGCCTTTCCTGATAATGGCTCAAAATCAGAAGCCAAGAAATCCCCTGTTCTAAGTTCTTGTAATGTAAAGTTTAAAAGAACTTTATATTTACTTACTTTATATGTGGTATGATAATCTTTTTTATTTGTATCATCATATTGTTGTTCAATACTATAGTCTACACAAATACAAGGAACATTTTGATAAAGTAAACCATGATTTAACCTAACTAGAGGAGGTCCTAATGTAGGGCTAACCGCATTATTGACAACACAAGATCTAATTAAATTAACTTGATGATCTATAAAACCATAAATTAAAATCTCATCATCAAGATCATTGTTTATCACTGCCTTTTGAGCAGTTGCTGTCCCCATGTGTTTTGCACCATAGTCTCGTTGAAATGGAGTTTTTGTATTCGGAGCAGTACCATTACCTAAGTACTCAAAAAATTTATCCTTCTCATCTCTTTCCATGTCACGAGAATATGCAGCAATTGACTTTACAAAATCTATAAACCCCGGGTTCTGTAATAAAAAGTTAGGTGACATTTCATACGCTACTTTGAAAATCCTAGATTCGGATCCAAGGTAGTATGGTATGGACGAGTTTCTTGATAGTGGATTGTAATTTACATAATTTGCTTTTCTGCTTTCAGAGATAGTAACATCACCTAAAAACGGAACATATCTTCTTCTAAAACTAGACGAATTATCTGTGTAGAATTTTAATTCTAAATAAGAATTAATTAATCTTTCTTTAATTCCTGTAGCTTTATCGTATGTAGATCCTATTAGTTTTATAGCCATATCATGGATTCTTTCTTTGTGGTAAAGCTAATCCTACCGCAGGGGATTGCATAGCTGGGAATGGTGTGCGAGGTTTAGTGTTTGCTTGTATTCCTTGTAAGGCTACCACTTGTTGTTTTAGATAATTCAATTGAGCCTCATCTTGTCTGTTCTTAAATGCTCCAAATAATAAACTCTTAGTAATTTCGTTACTAGCTACCATGTACCTGTTAGTTTGTACATTTCCACCATCAGGTTCTATTATTTTTACAGTACGATCCTTTTTCTCTTCTTTGTCTGCAAATGCACTGTAAATTAAGTAACCTATTCCGGCAGCAGCGAGTATTGCTAAAATAGGCACAACCAACGGAGGTAACATAGCTATTAATCCAGTAAGAAAACTTCCGATAATCTTACCCGACCCAGCGATTAAACTTCCTGCACCCGTCATCTTTTGTAATGCAATTAGAGTTATTATACCGCCAGCAATTCTAGTAGAGATATCAATAAGTGTTTGAGTTGATTTATTTTGGACATCTGCTGCTTTATTTATTGTATCTGGAAGTACGGTCATTGCAGCAACACCAAGACCTAGCCCAAGCATCGGACCCATAATACTCTTTAATCCAGCACCACCTGCTGCGGCTGTAGCAGCAGCAAACTGTACATGTGCAGCATTAAGAAGCAATGCTGCTGAAAAAACAAATTGATATGCTGTTGCTGATATGCCATTTGCCCATGCAGCTAAATCATCTACAACACTTTTAGCTATATCTTTTTGTATATCAAGTTGTTTCGTTATTTTGTCTGCACCATCTAATAAATTTTTACCTACTCTAGGAAATGTTTTTTTAGAAAGTTCACTTAATTGAAAAAATACTTTACCTTCTGCACCATACCGCTCTTCTGCTAATCGTAGGGCTTCATACTCATCTATTATACCCCCTTGAAATCGGTCTACAATATCTTTAAATGCAGGACCAATTTTATTAGTAATACTCATCAAAGCATCTGCGGAAGGCCCAGATGCAAATCTTGATCTTTCTTCACTTGCTCCGAATCTTTGGAAGAATGTTAGTTTTCCTCCACTGGTAATTATTTTTAAAGCATCATTTATTAGTTTCTCTGATCCTGCCCCGAATTTTTTTATTAGATCTTGCTGAGTTTTAAATATTTCTTCTGTTTGACCTAGAACTTGAAAATCACCAAATTGACTTGCTAGATCTCCCATCGCATTTACTAATGCGTCTGTAGAAATTCCATACTTGTCTCTAGCTTCTTTTAACCCTGCTGTAAGTCTAGTAGTAGCATCAACAGTCAAACCACCTAGCACATTAGCATCTCTAAGAGTTGAAAATAGTTGTCGGCTGTCACTACCAACAGCTTTCATTTCCATACCTAAATTAAAAGTTTTTTCTGATAGTCCAGCGGTTCCTGTCTGTAAGGTTTCTATCGCAGTCGTTAACGCGATTTGTGGACCAAACTGCCCTGCACCAGTTTTTACTTTATCTACTTTAAGTAAAGATTCCCTTGTTGCACCAAAAGCTAATGCTTGTTTTTGTAGTGCAGCTACTATAGCTTGCCGCTCTCTAGCCAGAGATGCAACTGCAAACGCAGATCCCATCGGTCCAGCACCCATACCCGGTATACCCAAAGTAGCAAACATTTGCTGTCTATAGAATCTCTGGTCAGCCTTATTTGAGGCGTTTAATGCGTCTGCTATTTCTTTTAATCTATCTGCTACTGTCATAATTTATCTTCAAATTCTTTCAAGTCAGGATCCAAATCTTGCTCCCTAATTTGAGAAGCAGGTGATTGGTCATCTTCAAGTCTACTTGGGTCTATGTTTACTTTCTCTAAACCTCCAACTATCTTTTTTAAATCAAAGGTCCTGTAACTGTAATATCCAAATAAGGACCTTAAACTTTGGGATAGTTTAAGTAGTTCATGGAATAAAGTTTCGTCGGTTGTCTGGTAAGGTGCTTTCTTTAGTTCTATTAGTTTTTCCTTATCTTTGTATGTAGTTATTTCCTGTTGTTGAGGTCTCTTCATAGTGTATATATGGCTTAAGGAGGTTTTAAGTACGGTTTCTCCTAGCCCATCCAACTTATAACAGGTCATTAATCTATTCCCCGTAGAGGGGTGAGTAAACTTACCCGGATTTACAACTAACACATGGTAAAACCCAACCACGGAAATCCCAGATTTATTCAAGTAAGAATAAGTAAATCTAAGCACATCCCCGGGGCTAATGACGGATACGCTCTTTGCTATTGGCGATAATAATCGTTCATCTAAATGATTTATCTTATACAAAAAATCATCATTTTTTGCATTATAATTAAGTTCCGCTACCATATAATAAATTCTGAGGTATTATGAACGATAACATAGATGAAAATATAGTTGATTTTTTAGATTTAATAAATTATACTTTATCCAGTAAATTTGAGGAAAAGTGGAGACATCGGTTTAGTGCTGCATTTATAAAACTCTTCCAATTAAAAATAATTGAAAGTATGGACAGCCAAAAACCATTAAAAAGATCTACTTTATATACTTACTTAACTAAAAGATGTAAGTATTCATCCGATCAAGTAGATAATTTTTTTCAAGCAATAGAGATAGATTTATACGACCCGTTGATCAAGTCTTAGGCTTATCCTTAATTTTAGCCTTGGCTTCGTCTATTTTACAGCGGACATCCTGAGGGCTGTAAAACTCGGGGCACATCTCCTTGTACCCACACCAGTTACAGAACTGGTTTTTAGAGGGCGCGAATTGGTCTTTTTTCTTTTTACGAATTTCCCAGACATCCTTTTGCACTTCGGTTAGGTACTTGTGAATTTGCCCCGGAAGATAATTAACATGTACGAAATTATTGGTTAATGGGTAGTAATGGGCTGCGGTAATGCTTTGTACCGGAGTATTGTAATGCTTATGTATGGCGTATGTGTAAGCCTTAAGTTGATCATTATTAAACAAATCTAACTTAGTTTTCTCCTCAGCCCCCGTCTTATAGTCAATAATAAGATAGTTGCCTTTCTTTGATTTAATGATTCGGTCAATGATTACCCGTTGATCTGTACCTTCCAACAAAGCTACTTTAAAATCTGATTCAGTACCTACGGTCTCTTCCAAGGTAGCATTAAATCTTAGGAAATTCTTCAAACATATAAAAATCTTCTTCTCGTAGCTATCATTGAAGGTGTAGTTGGGGCGTTGTTCCTCAGCTATCTTGGTAAGCTCCTCATAGGTCTTAGCCCCAACACCCAACTCAAAAACTTTATGAATGTACGAGCCGAACTGCATAGCATCTGCATTTGCTCCACTCTCAGGGATTCGGGCGTAGTACTTCAAATAAAACTTCCAACCACACTGCTTGTAAGTGTCTCTTTTGGAGTGTGAAATTTCAGTTATGAACATTGATATCTCCTCGTACATTAAAGACTACCTGACCACCAAATTCTCAGGAAAATTTAAGTTGTCTAGTAATGGTAGGGAGTTGATTATGAACTCTCCCGTAGACCCTATGGATAGAAGACAGCATTTTTCTATCAATCTAGACACAGGGCTATGGCAAGATTTTAGGAAGGGTGAGAAGGGTAACTTCTATGCCCTCTATAGTTATTTAGAGGGGGTAACCTATAAACAAGCGTATCATCAGATCCAATTAAGATCAATAGGCAAAGATCCCGCCCCCGTACACGCGCAGGAGGCTCCTTCTACATCAATACAGGAGGAGATGCAAAACTTCACAGAAGTGCGATGGGACAAGAACCCAGAGTCTGATCTGGAGAGTGCAGCCTACCTGTACTTGCATGACCGCAAAATATTTGAAACTGAGTATCCTTTCTTTGTGGCTACTGCTGGCAGATTCTATGGGCGGGTGATTCTACCCTTCTGGCGCAATGATGACTTGGTTTACTTCCAAGCTAGATCCCTAATCGGCCAAAAGCCTAAGTACTTGAACCCCGGCACAGAGTATGGTGTTAAGAGTAAGAACTTCCTTTGCCCATTCAATCTATCAGAAGATTATGTGGTAGTGTGTGAAGGTCCAACAGATGT